CACTGCCACACCTGCGGCTTTGAGATATTCGACTGTGAGTGCCCCGAACAAATAGACCTGGAGGATTTGATCTAATGAGACGATGGCTAACCGATACCGAAATCTCAGCTATGGCGCACGCCTGGCTGAATACCTTTGAGTTTACCGGCGATGAGCTGGCAGCTTCACGCGCTGCTAGTGAGTATTGCCTGGAAGAGCTGCGAATCAGGCCTACTGATCAGCAGATAGGCTACGCCAGGAAACTAGGGCGCGTACTCTGGAATGAGACAGTTATCCAGGTAAAGCGGGAGGTAACGCAATGACTAAACGAGCCTATCGGGTAACACTTACCCAGGTCAGCAACAGACTCACGCGCTCGATCCACTACGTCGAGGCCGAAAGTCACAACGAGGCAAGCCAGGCTGCGCTACTCAGTCGCCTTCAGTCAGACATGATCGAGGGCCGGTTCCATCAATGGGCGCCGGTGGTCATCAAACCGATAAGGGCTAATCAGTGAGGCATAAACTAAGCATTGACCAGGTCGCGCATGCTTTCGAGCTGCACGGCCTTTCTGTTTCTTATGATTGGATAGCCCAAGACCTGGGCGTTAGCGTGACCTGTCTGCGTCGCTATATGCGAGGCGCAGAGCGCTATGGCTTTTCTTTTTGGGATACTTACCGACTAGCTAATGCTTAGCATTGCTTAGCTATAGCTTAAGCTATTGCTTAGCATCGCTTAGCTTAAGACTATTTAGTTTCTATAAGTAATTAGCTATTGCTTAGCATTGCTTAGCTTATGCTGTCTGTTTATCGCAAGCGAAGCGTAACGACCAGGCAAAAAGCTGTCAAGCCCTAGCAGCCAATTAATTTTCTAATGCCCTGCCGCTGCCTGCGCACTCCCCGCATATTTTGAGAGTCTGCACGTTCCGGTAGCCTTGGGGCAGCTCGACCGTTTCCTCTTCTTCTAAGAAAAAGCCTAGCCCATTACACGACAGGCATTCTTCCCAGCCAAACGCCTTAATGATGGGGTCGCCATCGGTAGATTTATCTAACATTTGAAGTCCTCCAGTAAACTATTTGAGTAGTCACTTTCTTGAATAGCCACGAGAGGCCGCAGAACGTCCCTCACAGCACGAACACTATTGCAGCAGTACCAGTACATACCCAGCCCATGAAATCGCTCAGAGAGTGCTTTCTGGGCCTCAGAGAGCCTGCCGCCTTTTGTACGCTTCAACTCCAGGAAGATGGGGCGCGGCTCAAACGATGGGTAAAACGCCTGGTCAGGCAGGAATAGCTCAAGGTCAGGCCAGCCCGATTGGGTGCCCATCCTCTTTAACTTGGTTTTGAAATTGATGTGTCGCTTGCCCTCATTGGGGGAGTGGTGGATCAAAGTTTCAGGGGGCAGAACGGCATTGAGCCACTTGATGACTCGAAGGTGTACCTGGTCCTCAGTCTCGCCGGAGGTAGAAGTCGTTCGGTTGGACGCTGCCATCAGTAAGCCTATAGATTGCTTCCATGTAGGGCGGCTTGGGTATCATCCGATCCTTATCGTCAATATCCCGACACCACCGTGACACGACGCTCGCATGAGATGCACCTAACAATTTAGCCAGCTTCCCGTAGCTCAATTTCTTACGGACTCGCCATTGCTCTAGTGTCATCATCGTTACGCCTCACGTCATGCTATGGGGCGCACGATAAAGGGCTTGACGCATTGAGTCAATAGATATAACGTACCGTTTAATGCCAATACAGGCAGAAATAAGACATGGGAGGCAGTATGTATAGAAATATTTATGAGCATTACTTCAGTGCTAAATGCCCAGTTAACGGAGACATGATCGACTATCACCTAACAATCGAATCTTCTGAAATGATTGAAGTCGAGAAGATTGTGGATGCGACCGATGATCTTCAAGAGGGCTACCATGAAATTTTCGCTGATCAGTTGATAGCACTACTTGGTGGCTTTCAGATAATCACAGCCCATCATCATGGTGTAGACATCAAGACCATGCGAGAGAAAAGCTAGTGATTCACTACCACGGCGGCCCGATTACGCCAGACACTTGTGCAATCAAAGCCTGGAAAGGCCGCCATGCTTTTATAAGTTTCGCTAGGCCAGACCAGCTCGGACTCGCCACGGAAATTTGTCAATCCTTTGGGCTAGACAATGGGGCGTTTACCTTCTGGAAAACCGGGGAATCTATTGACTGGTCAGGTTATTATGAATTTGTTGATCGCTGGAAAAATCACCCACGTTTTGACTTTGCAATTATCCCCGATGTAATTGATGGCGGTTGCCAAGCTAACGATGAATTGCTGGCAGCCTGGCCTCATGGTAATCATATTGGAGTGCCGGTTTGGCATATGAACGAGCCAGAAGACAGGTTCATTCGGTTATGCAATACCTATCCGCGGGTCGCTGTCGGATCATGCGGCGAATATGATGTGCGAAATCCAAGCAAGTGCGTCAGCAGGATGAAGGATGTCATACGCCATATCACTGATAGACATGGCCAACCTATTGCAAAGTTGCATGGTCTTAGAATGTTAAACAAAGCAGTGTTTCGACACCTTCCATTATCAAGCGCAGACTCAACAAATCTAGCAAGAAATATTGGCATTGATAGCAAGTGGTGCGGGGCATACAGCCCCAAATCAAAAGAGACTCGGGCAAGCATTCTCGCCGAGAGAATAGAATCTACTAACTCAGCCAGTGCGCTGCATTGGGATGAGGCGAACGACAAGGTAGATATACAACTATCTTTTAATATATAGGAGGCAGTATGGAGTTATTACCAACGCCAGATTGGGCGCTACGGCACCACTATTACTGGCATTCAAACCCGCGCAGTAAAACGCGGAGCAAGACCCTGTTTGACAAGTGCATCATCCGGCCAAAGCTGAATGAGGCATGGCAAATCACCAAGTCAGATTGGGCAACACCCGAAGATGTGGAGGATGCCTGGACTACTATCCGCAGGTTAGATGGGAAGTACAACGGATCGTCTAACGCTAACATGGAGTGCGGCAAGCTAGTGCAGCAGGCTGTGGACCTCGCAATCTTTGCGGACATGGATCTCGAAGAGTGCAAGGCTTGGGCGTACAAAGAGTTTCACGAGAAGTATCTGCATCGAACCTGGGATGATGGCACCGACGAAGAGAAGTGCGATCAATACCTTGATGAGATAGAGCCAGTGATCGAGAACGCCTGGCATGGACTCATCGAGGCGATGACCGAAGAGCCTAACCGCGTAGCAGAGCGTGAGCTGTACGGCTATATCGGTAACAACAAAATCCCCTATAAAACCCTACCCGATTACTGTTTCCGCGGTGATCTCAAGACTAAATGGTCCAAGCGAAGCAAGACTACGAAGTCAGGATGGGCGCAGAACTCGCTTCCCAAGAACCTAACAGGCCGATGGGAGCAAGCGAACGTGGCGCAGGTTGCGGGGTTCCGTGCATTGAACGGCGGGCTACCTTGCTGGCTGCTCTATGTAAACAAGTCGGACTACCGGCTATTCCACCAATACAACTGCGATGAGATGAAGCCCGACTACCTGGATGATGTTATCCGAGAGACCGAGCGACAGAACGCAGTTACCGAAAAGATGTTGAGCCTTGCCGATACCACAGACGAACTCATGGAGCTTATCAGCCCCGAGTGGGATGAACTGTGCTGGCAAGAACCACCAGGCTACCTAGAGGAGGCACATGGCATATGGAAATGAGTGAGCAGATAGACGCCCTATCAAAGGCACTATCGAAGGCACAGGGAGAGATGGGGGGCGCCGTTAAGGATGCTAACAACCCCTTCTTTAAATCAACTTACGCGGACCTGGGATCTGTCATCAAGGCGATCAAGGAAGCATTCACTGCTAACGGACTGAGTTACACGCAGTTTCCTGTACGTGATGAAGCTGGCGCTGGCGTAGAAACCATACTGATGCATGAGTCAGGTCAATGGATCAAGTCTAGCTACACGCTACCGCTGGCTAAGTTTGATGCACAGTCAGCCGGGTCATGCCTTACGTATGCCAGGCGCTATGCGTTACAGGCTATCGCTGGCATCCCAGCAGTAGATGATGATGGTAATCAGGCTACCGCAGCTGCGCCACAGGCTCAGCCCGCACCGGCGCCCGCACCTGCACGTAAACCCAAGGCACAGAAGACGCCGCAGACTGTAGAGCAGGAAGCCAAAGGCAAGAACATCATGGTCAACAGTAAAGAATATGGCCCGCTGATTACCTGCAACGAGATCAACGCATGTGTCGATCACATCGCGCTTGAGCAGTGGAAAGAGGACAACATTACCGCCCTCAAACTAATATCCCAGAACCACAAGGATCTGAATGGCATCATCAACGCGGCATTCCAGGCCCGCAAAAAAGCAATCAACGAAGAAGACATACCTTTCTAGGAGGAAAGCATGGCAAACGCACCACACATGGGTAACGCTAAGATTACCTTTAAGAACAACATCAACGCATCCACTAACGATGTGCCGATTGAGTACCAGGCATCCGCGTGGATCACCTTTAACAACGGGTGGGATGACGCAGCTAACCGCCCCTATCCCTTGACCGACCAGCAGGAGATGGTAGTTGAGCAACTGTACCAGCAGCTTATTCAGTCTGGCGCACAGCTTCAGCTAACCATTAAGCAAAAGGCAGGTCAGGACAGCAGGGCATGGCCTATCGCTGGACGCATGAACCTGTTCGTTAATAAACCCAAGCAAGACAACGGCTATCAGCAGCAGTCTTACCAGCAACCCCAGGGAGGTAACAGTGAATGGTGAACTTATTGCGGTCAGCGACTTGGCTGATTATCTATTCGGTGAAAGGAGCGCGAGAAATTACAAGCGCGCTTTACGCCTGGTGCAAAACGGAAGTATTCCTTCCATTAACACAGGCACTCGTTACTTTGTCACGAAGACTGAAGTCGAGAAATTCCTGGCATCGAATGCACAGCGGGACAGCAGTGATGGTGGAGCGTGATAAGGATTGGTGGACTGTACAAGCGTATGGTCCTATCAACCCTATCGTAGTGGTTTGCTCCGACTATCGCATGGCGCTCAAGAAACTATCTGCCGAGCTGGACAAGCAGTGTAATCAGTACCAGCTAGAGCAGCACTCGCCCGAGTGGTGGGATGCAGAGGCAGAGGATTTTAGCTATGAGTCCCAAGCGAAAGGTCGCTGATGGAAGCAACATCTGGCAGCGAATCCTCGATGAGCTAGGCTGGGATTCACCCGATCCCGGCCAGCTTACCGAAGATGAGATAGCCAGGCGCCTACAGATCAGCACAGGCGCAGCTATCAGGGCGCTTGAGTGGGCCTATGAAGACAACCTAGTTGGTTTTATTAGGTCCACAGATGGCACTGTAAAATGGCACCGCCGTATGCCTAGAAAGGCTATGATACGCCATGAAATATATGGGAAGCGTGACTACTGTTTGCGCTGCGATACGATTGGCGGTCATAAAGAGGGGTGCATACATGGCAAGTGACTTTGTTCGCAGAGGTTTGTTGAATGAACTTGCTGAAATGGGGTACGACGAGATAGCGCAGGAGATGGGATTGACTAAGGATCAGGTCTACTACGCTGAAAAAACAGGACTAGCAAAATTAAGAAAAAAACTTGCTAAGTACGAGGAGGATATAAGAGATGCTAGACAATCTGAACGACATGGACGTAATCAAGGATGCTATTCGCACACGGAAGATTGGCATCCGGGGGGATTGCGTGACATGCAAGCAAACGGCTGGAGTTAATCAGGAATTGATTCTCTTGCTAGAACAAATAGCTTCAAAGCAGCACATCGGGGATGCTTCAGATATGGCGAAGCGCGCACTCGATATCTTACTGAAATAGGGAGGCAACATGAGCCAGAAGAAACGTGTACTGACTTACCTCAAAGAAGGTAAGAAACTAACCAGGCTGAATGCCTGGGAAGAGCTTGGAATCATCGAGGCGCCAGCCCGCATATCCGAGCTGCGACTAGAAGGTCATAAGATCAAGTCAGATATGAAGACGGTGGTTAATCGCTACGGCGAACCCGTCCGCATCGCTGAATGGTCTATATGACTACTTGCCCTTAGGCTTTTTCTTTTTACCCTTGCCGTACATTATGCTTTCGCCTTGTTGCGTTTGCTGATTGCGGCAGCTTTTCTTTTAGCGTCCGCTTTTGAGCTTGCGCCCCAAGCGCGCAAAGACAGTAGTAAACGAGTTGGCTTACCCTTACTATCTCGCTCAGGACCAGGCATACCACCCATACGAGCAAGGAAACTAGCACGGCGAGGATTATCACCAGAACGAACAGGAGCGCGTAGGTTACTACCAGGATTCTCACGCTCATACGAACGACGGCCTCTTTCATTCAAGCCTCCCCTTGGATTTTTACCGGCTTTACGCTGCCATGCTGCCGACTTAGCCATTGTATCTCTCTCGCTTCCACGTCAGGTACTCTGCTGTTTCTTCGAGGTCAGCAAAGCAGGTTACTAATGTAGCCGGCGTCTTGGCTTGTGGGTCAATCACAGCGCCAATCGCATGGCCGTACTGCTGTTCATCATA